TGGCACTACTGCTCAGACTATTGATAGTAGTGGGAGAGTATTGACCCCTGCCAGACCATCATTTTCTGCTTATCTAAGTGCAGGTGTTTCTTATGGGTCAGCAGATACTGCCCAAAAAGTAACCTTCAATGCTACACACCATAATGTAGGAAGTCATTACGATACTAGCAATGGTAGATTTACCGCTCCATTAACAGGCGTTTATTATTTATCTGCTTGTGTATACGTTTACTCTGTAACTGTAGCAGAAATTGGATTTTATATAAACGGAACGAATACTTACAGATTTGCTGTTAACTCAAGAGCAGGAAGTGCTGTAAACCCAAATGGCGCACAAGGTTCAATCATGCCTTTACTAACAGCTAATGACTATGTTGAAGTGTATGTGTACGCAACTGACACTGGAACAATTTATGATGGAAGTGGTGCTACTAAAGCAACTTTCTGGACAGGATGTTTAATAGGATAAACAATGAGTACATTAAGAGTAGACAACTTACGAGGACAGACATCAGATGGTGTAGCCAAATATGTGGTGCAAATGCAATCAACCACAACAACAAGCAGTATTACTATAACGGCAACTTCTCTTACTGCAAGTGGTCTTATTGTTTCTATAACTCCAAAGTTTGCAAACAGTAACCTTCTAATAACTATTACTGGAGGGGAGCAGACTTATAGTGGTTCTGGCGTAATAACAGGGATAACCCATCTTTATCGTCAATTAACAGGGGGTAGTTACACAGACATATCAGGTCAACTATGTGAACAATCAATGGGAGGTAGTGATTCATCAGATTATGGACACTCTCACTCCTGTGAATTTATCGACACAACTCATAACACCACCAGTGCAATAAACTATCAGCCGTATGTAAAAACTAACAGTGGAACGTATTACTTTAACTATACACCCACAGTAATGTATTTGAGAGTAATGGAGATTGCCCAATGAGTACACTATCAGTAGACACCATACAGGGTAAGACAACATCTACAAAAGTAGATATGCCATCTGGAACTATGGTTCAAATGACAAAAGTTAAAGATTTCCAAGCATCAAACCTAGTATCTTTTAGATTGCAAAGTGCAAGTACAAGTTATGTAGCATCTGCTTTGGAAGCACGAATTACACCTAAATATGCAGACAGTCACATTAATGTAAGGTTTGCATCTTCAATTAGCACAAATCAAGACTCAGCACATTTAGTAGCTTATACAATTTATAGAAGTATTGGGGGAGGTTCATATAGTGCTTTAACAAATTCTGGAGATTATGGTATAGGGTCTGTGTTTGGTACAGATAGAACACAAGCACCTTTAATAGCTGAAACTGTAGATACAACTCATAATACGACAAGCCAAATTATATACAAAGTATATGCAAGGTCTAATCAAGGAAATGTAGGAAATTTTGAATTACCCAATACAGATGTAGAACATTTTGAAGCAATCTGTATAGAAGTCAGAGCATAAGGAGAAAACAAATGACAACAATAGCACAAGCATTAACGAGTTTAGGAGTTACAGAGTGGGTTCTTAGAGGAGAGCCTATAAATGAAGATGAGTTCAAAAACATGTTCCGTAAAGTTACAGGAGCAGACAGCAACGGTTCAGCCATTGAAAGTTCTGACCCAAAGGATT